AAGTTCAGCCCCCACCCGAAAAACTCGGAGTGACTTTGACGATATGGATGCCCCGTTCTGATTAAAAGGGGGGAAAGCGGATGCCATGGGCAAATAAGTGCCGGACGAACATGGACGCAGCGAGTACCCCCACCCTTTTAGGAGAAAGTAATGAGTTTAGATAAAGCATGGTTTGGTGGTGCAGTAGAGAAATTCTTCAGCTCACCCGCATTCAAGTTACACCGCAGAGATGCCAAGGACACTTCAGTAGAAGCCGCCAAAAGCATAGTCCCCGCCCTGCCAAATATTGAGAGCCTCGTCTTTGAATACGCCACCATGCGTGGCAAACAAGGATTCACAGACGATCAAATGAACGAACACTTCCAGACCCACAAATCTACCTACAGAGCCAGACGCTCTACATTGGTAGACAAAGGTTTGATTGAGGATTCAGGAATGCGTGTCAAAGGTCCTAATGGGCGCAACATGACTGTCTGGAGAATAGTATGAAATTCTTGATGGACTTATTCTCTGGTAAGGTCTACACAAAGACCGACAACATGATGATTGACCAAGATGGTGATGTATTTACCAAGGTTGGTGATAACTATGTTGGAAATGATGGAACGCTAATTACCAAGATTGGCAGTGATTACCTCAATACCAAAACTGGAATGATGTCTAGCTTTGGTGACCCTTTTCAAAAGGATTGAGGTATGACTAAAGATGAGGCATTAAATTTGGCGATAGAAGCTTTGCAAAAAAATATATGGTGTGATGACAATTGCAACTGTTCTGATCGACAAGCCATTACCGCCATCAAAGAAGCCTTAACACAGCTTGAACCTGTGGCGTGTGACTGTGACAGTCCATCATGGTGCAAGCAATACAAAAAGTGCAACCGAACAATGCTTGCACTTAAGCCTTATGTAGCACAGCGCACATGGGTTGAGATAGATGGCGATGATTGGATTAAGGCGCTTGAGATGGCAGACTTTGATCAGGTGGCTGCATTTGAATTTTTTGAAAATAAATTAAAGGAACTAAACACATGAGTTATGCAGATATTGAAATGAAAATAATTCAATGGGCAGAAGCCCGTAAAATTATTCCTAACAGCAATCCAGAAACTCAGCTCTTAAAAGCTGTATCAGAAATGGGAGAGTTAGCAGATGCGACCATTAAAAATGACACGGAAGCTATTGTGGATTCTGTTGGTGATGTCATGGTCTGCCTTGTTAATTACTGCGCTCTTCAAGACATAAATTTAGTAGACTGTATGGAAGTTGCATACGATCAAATCAAGAATCGTAGGGGCATTCTTTTGCCTAATGGAGTCTTCCAAAAAGAAGCTTGATTGTTTGTAGCTTATAAGCTACTTAGCAAGTAAGTAAAGCCCCACATTGCTGAATGCGTACCCTGCGTACACAATGGCCATGTGTGGGTTATCTTTGAATAGCTGCTCACCAGCTATATAAGCGTATATCGCCCCTGTGAGAATAATTAACCACGAACTCATAGTTCGCTCACATCAATTACTTCGCCTCGAAACTCCACCAGTCCTTCATCAAACTTGTGGACTAATTCAGGCCATAGTAATTGCCCATTAAAAAAGGTCAGTACTGCAAAGCCTGACCTGTGATTAGATGGGTTTAACTCACCATAAGTAAACTGTGGACCATCTGGTTCTGCCAGTGTCCCAGTGTCAACACCATATCGATTGCCGTTGTAATCACTAAATGGCGTGACCTTTAACGAATGTAAATGGCCAGTAACAATAGATACACCAGCATTGACTGTATTGTTGTGTGTTGCGTGAATACCGCCCTTGAATCTATGCTTCACAATAACATTTTGGGTAGGCCAACAAGCCCAACAGAACTCCCAATCAGGAATATGGTCTGACAACTTAAAACCTTGAACCTCTTTAAATTGAGGCGCATGGTTAGCCAACTTAGTAGCAAAACGATCATCGTGATTGCCAAATGTAAAAACTAGCTTTACATTGTGACGCTCTGCCTTGGCTGCTTCCTCAATCTCACCAAGCATAGCCTGACAAGCCTTTAGCTCTTGGATAACAGAAGTTTGGGGAAGTTCTGTTGCGCCATAACGAGATATAGACGCTCCATCAAAGGCATCCCCGTTACATATCACCGCCTTTGGTTTGAACTCTTGTATGGCCCATAGAAGCCCTTTAAAGGCCGTAGAGCGTTGGCCAGGTATGAAGTGCGCATCAGAGAATACCAAGACCACGCCATCTTCTATGCCAAGCTCTATTTGTTTTAAAGGAGAAAAAGACTTTTGACGCTTTTTTTCGTAATGAACAGCACGAATATCTGCTGAAGATAATTTAATTTTGTAGTGTTCTTCAATCCACCTTCTACGCAAGAAAACTGCACGAGTATGAATTCCTAAGTGCTTTCCAACTGCTGATGCAGACTGCAATTCAGTCCACAGTTTTATAAACTCAGCATCTGAGCAACTTTGATTATGTGCGCCCATTGGAATCCTTTGTAAGCAAGTTTTCTAACAAGTTAACAATTCGATGTTCCTGCATTGATACATCTTCTTCAGAAGATTTGGCATCTTGTGCAACAATTAACAAGTCGTGCAAAAAGATATGCAAGCACTCATGCAAAGCAGTCTTATCTAGGCTTTCTGGTGTTATTTTCTCAGCACCAAAGTCACCTAATCGATAGGTCGCCAGTCTTGCAACATCATTGAACTCAACAGAAGCCATTGCTTGCTTTGCCGGCTTCATGCCTTTTTCAATTCTCCAATCACCAAGACTTAACACTTGTTGCCATTTTTGTATGCTTTTTGCAAAAATTTGTGCGTCTTCAATGGTTGGAATATTTTGCATGATTTTTACATGAGATTACATTCAGCTTTTCTGCGCTTTAGCAGTCCTGGCAGAACCTTACCACCACCTTTTGACCATTTTATTAATTCTTCTTTTGCCCCATCCCAATCTTGAACATTGATTTTTCGCTTCAAAGTTGAGGTTTGTAGCCTTCCGATGCCGAGGTTATAGCAGAAATCAACTACGGCATTAAGTCTGCGCTCATCTGTTGCAAGAATTGGACAATTGCGTAACACCCCTGGCAAATAGGTGTGTTGCAATTCGGCCATCAATAAAACATTAGCGTCTTCCTGACTCATCGGACAGTCATTTAGAGTAACTTTTTTGCCATTGGAGTAGTAGGTTGAGCCATAACCAATCGTGGGGATTCCGGCAGGGCACAAATAAGGCTTGGACCGGAACCCCTCAAACTGGCGACAAAGTGATGCTGCCAGTTCTAAGTTCATAATCCACGCTTGGCCAAAGTGCGGTCAAGAAACCAATAATTAATTGTTCCTGACAACAAAGCAGAAAAGTCTGGTGTCATCATTGTTTTGAACACTTCAGTTGCTGGCGCACCTGCCAACCAAGCATTCCATGCAAACCAAACATGGATAAAAGACCAAACAAATAGCACCCAATAAGTCACTACTGGACGCACAGATGCGGATAAGGATGCAACCCATCCACCAGCCGCTTTAACCATTTCCGCTTGTTGTTGGATAGCGCTGTTAAAGGCATCCATTACGCCAACATCTACTGCTGCTTCTCTTTGTGCGCCAATCTCAGCCAACTTCTGTTGACCACGCTGCGCTTCCAAGTCGCACTGAAACTTGAACATATTAAGTTCATGCTCACGCTCGTTCTTCTTGTCCATCCACTTAAGAACTTCAGGAGCAAGTCGAAACACGCCACCAAAGATTGAACCCAATAAACCGCCAGATAACATTTCAAACATAATTAATCCTCACAATGTTTGCATTTGTGGTGGCTGTCCCCATGCGATAGTTTGACACCAGCTAAAAGGCCAATAAAGCCACCAATGATTGTTTGGAACGCAGGATGAAGCATAGAGAAAATCTCTGAGTTATCCACCTCTTTAGCCCACAGACCAAGCAAGAATGCTATTACCATGCCAAGCACAGATAAACAAAGGGTTGCGGCCACCATTAAGGTTACTGAATAGGTCAATTTGCCCACGACATCTTGGTTATGTTCCATATCTATCCTTATGCGTATTTATCAAATTGTTTGCGGTCTTTAAACATTTCAAGTTCAACAGTGTGTTGTTCAGCTCGTTTGTTGTACAACTCAAGATCGTATGCTTCAACAACATCACGAACCTTTTGAGCTTTCTCTTCTTGTCTTTGCTCAGCTTCTAATCTTTCTGCTCGCCTTTCATGGGCAATTGCCCGAACATCGTATTCTTTGGGAAACACAAACGGATACCATTTGTGCATCTGAATCATTTTTTTTCTCGCTCAAGTGCTATTTTGTAACCTTCAATCACCAACCCTCTCAAATGGTGACTATCAGCAGTACCGGCCCATTCACTCATGTTGTTCCAAATAACGATAAAGTCGGTACTTTTACATAAGTTCTGATGTTTTGTAAGCCACTTAGCCATTTGTTGATGCCTCTCATTTGGGTCATGCACACTCCATGCAATTGAGTAAAACTCACGCACACTACACAAATCTTTGCCAGTAGAGTGAATTGCTAAAGTTAATACAAGTGCAAATAGCCATTTCACGGGAAAGCCCAAACAATGATATAGCTACAAAAAGCCACGAAACAAACAATAAGGGCCGATGCAATAATTGCTTCAGCCCAATCAATCATTTCTTATTTCTCGCAGAAATAGACTTTGCCTTTGCTTTTGCATCAGCCTTGGAAGATGCGCCCCAAGCTTTTAGCGATAACAACAAACGAGTTGGCTTTCCATCTTTGTATTCAGGACCCGCCATGTTGCCCATACGAGCCAAGAAACTAGCTCGTCTAGGATTGTCGCCAGACTTAACTGGTGCTTTCAGGTTCATGCCTTGAGCCTTGGCACTAGCACGACCCTTGGCATTCAATCCACCTTTGGCGTTTTGTCCTTCTTTTCTAGTCCATGCTGGTGATTTAGGCATTTGATTTCTCCAAAACAGCTTTGCATAATTGTATAAAGTCACTTTGCTCTAAATTACTTTTAGCAATATTTGCAGCACGACATACAAGTTGCACATTCCCAACAATATAAGATTGTTTTGAATCTATTCGATCAATACTACAATTAGTAGGAATAACACCATTCCCAAGTTCCATTGTCATTTGCCAACCAGTTAATGCGCAACATCCATTTTGAGTGTGCCATAACAATTCAAGTGCATCAATAGAAATAACTTCAGAGCCTTTTACACGTTGCATGGCTTTTGATCTTAAATATTGCAAATAAGAACGTGCGGATTTTGTTCTTTTAAATGCAGTATATTGAAGTTTTTCTGCGCCCCAAGTTTTTTTGTGATACAAAGATTGTTTAACACTAATACATTTTTTACACCAAGAATTGTATTTGGCAGAACCATCAACTTTTCTGCCTGTTGTGTAAAACAAATCTAAAGATTTAGTTACACCGCAATTGGTACAAGCTTTAACAAGTAATTCATCATTCTTGCCCTCAGATCGTTGCCATGCGGGGGACTTCATCAATAACCCTTCTTGGCAGTCTTGGCTGACTGCTTAAATGCTTTGGCAGTAGGTGCGCCCTTAGTGCCAGGCTTTCTCATTTTCTCTTTCGAACCATTTTTGATACGTTCTTGCTTTGCATGGATGTTGGCATACAAGCCAGGTTTAGTAGCCATGATGTCTCCTATAAATGAGATTTAAAGTTTTGCCAAGCAACACCAATAGCGGTAATACCGGCAGCAACCCACAGGATAGGTTTGGCAGCAGATGCAATCCACTCAAGCACTTTAATAGCACCTTGCATGGCCTTGATGGCACTCACCAAATCTTTGGTGTTTTCATCAATACGATCTACCTTTGTCTCAACAGCAATAAGACGTTGATAAATTTGCTCGTGTGATACTTCAGACATTTTTACCTCGGTGGAACAGAACGATAAGGACTGCCTAACTTTTGAGCATTCTCAAAGGCTTTCAATTGCTTCTCACCAAGGGTTGAAACACCTAACTCGGTTGAGCCAGCAAAAGGAGGCACAACAAAGTCACTAGCCAAATCGGCCATGCGACCATAATCTTTTCTCTGAGCGGCATCTGCAAAGCCAGGTATGGCCATCAAAGCAGTCAAACCTGCACCTGTCTTCAATGCTCTCTTCATGTCTTTATCAAGGTTAACTTTAGGACCTTCAATGTTTTCCTTGCGGTAACCTTTGATAATTTGATTTTCTTCAGGCTTCAAACCACCGCCTTTGCCTGGTTCAAATGCAGGTCGATAGCCAAGAATCTCGCCAACTTGGCCATAAGTCTTAGCACCAACTTCACCACCGCCATAGAAGCTTTCCAAGTATCGCTTCATGCCAATCTGCTCTTTTGTCAAACCAGCTTCACTTGGATCAATAGGCTTTTTAGCTTTAGGTGCAGGTTTCTCTGTTGGAGCAATAGGCGCAGCACTGGTCGTTGCAGGAGCCTCAGTAGGCACAACCGCAGTCATTGTTGCAGGTTGAGTAGTCGCTGTTGTTGTAATAACAGGAGCTTCTTTTTTAACGGTGATTGGCAACTGATTCTTAATAGCATTACCAACGATATCTGCTTCCCACTGCTTAGTAATCTTGCCACCGCTAATTTCTTCAGCTTTAGCTAATGGAACGCCATACTTAATTTCAAAGTCTTTGGCAAACTTAGTCTCTTCTTTAGGAACAGGCACTGCAGTAGGCGTAGGCTTAGACAGGTCTGATCCATCCATCGTAGGTTCAATACGATTCATAATGTCACGAGACTTCAAACCTTCGCCACCGCCTTTACCTGCTTTGTATCCTGCATAACCTGCAGCAGCTAAAGCACCTAAACCCAAAGCAGGAAGTTGCCAATTGCTAAGAATCTGATCCATCAATGCACCAACAACAGAAGGTGCTTGTGGTGGAGGAGTCTGTGTTTGAACAGCTTTATTTGCTTGTGTAACTTGACTAACAAGTGCATTAGGGTCTAATGCGCCAACACTAGGTTTACCCATTGCAGGAGGAGCAATAGGTTTAGTTTTGCGAGGAGCTTCTTGTGCAACAACTTCTGGTTGAGCAACTGTTTGTGGTTGTCCACCAAAAAGAAAAGAACTAGCTTCCTCTTTTGAAAGTGTTTCGTAAGGCGTGGCCATTTATTAATCCCCTGGTGACAACACGATTTGATTTCGACCATTAACCATCAACGAGCCCTTAGGAGGCAAAACGCTTCTGCCTTCTAATTGTGATCTCATTTTATGTTGGAAGGTATTGTTGATGGCTTGGAAAATCTCAGACTTTTGGAAGTTATCTGCAAGTTGGCCAAGGTCAACAGTTTTACCTGTCTTAGCCATCTCACGCTGAGAAGCCAACAGTTCTTTAGACCAAGCAGCCATCAAAGCATTGTTGCGTTGTTGGTTAACTCGGTTGGCAATCATTGCCTCTGCACCGCCAGTATATGGATCAGTGTCAGGAACAGTATTCCATGTTGGTGGCTTAACGTGTTCTGGAATGTTTTTGTAAGACGCATCATTGGCAGAATTCAAAGCATTCAAACGAATAAACGATTGGAATTCAGCAGGAGTTCTGATAACACCCTGCAACTCTTGGAAGATCGCTCTTTCCAAATTCTGTTGTTCTTGCAACATTTCATTGCGAGAAGCAGAACCTGAAGCAGATTCACGACCAGATGCACCTGCCTGAGTAGAAGCAGATGTGCTTGCACCCATGCTGCCACTTGCACCAATCTTGGAACCAGTAGGACCAACACCACCTTCACCGCCAGCAACACCAGTACCAACATTACCGCCAATGGTTGATCCAACAGTTTGTTGACCACCAGCATTAACATTGATGCCTCGCTCTTGCTGAGAACCTAAAGAAGAACCAATCTGATTCAATCTGCTTACATAACCAAGTAAGCGTCTGCGTTGATCTTCAGGCAAAGAAGAAATGTGATTTAGAACAGGCTTTAGACGATTAGCCAAAGACAACTGTTCATCAATGTTCTGGTTAGCACCACCTGCAGTACGAGCAGCGTTATACGCATCATTGGTGGCCAATTGCAGTTGACTTGTTAAACCTTTGTTGGCCAACTCAGCGTTATATTTACCCTGTACCCAAGGCAAAGTCTGCAAAGATTTAGTGTCTGTATCAGTAAAAATACCACCAGTAGCGTTTAGAGCAGCCACTTCTTTTGGGGTAAGAACACGACCTGTCAAACCTTCTTTGATTCGACCAGTAGCACCTAATTCGTTTTCTTCTTTGTAAAACAAATTGTTGTTAATGTCACGGGCTTCTTTTTCTTTAACACCGCCACCGTTGTACCATTTCAAAGCTTCGTTATAGTTACGGCTTAAAACATTAACTAGAACCTTATCCCACTGAGTAGACTGGTTAGGACGATATTGTTTAGTTTCTTCTTCATGTGCTGCAACATTACTGGCAATACGCATTCTTGCTTCTGGCGTATTTGCATTAGGAACATCCGCAACAATTTCTTTAAATCGAGTTGGATAATCCAAAGTTACTTTGGCAATTGAAGATTCGCTATTAGGATCGGCAGGAGTAATAGTCTCAACCATGCCACCGCCAAATGATGGTGCAATTGGTTGTTTTTCCTGCGGTGCAACAGCTTGAGCCATGTTAATTCCTTAAAAATCTAGACCATGGGTATAGTCATAACCCAACATAGGTGCAACAGTACTAACAGGTGCAGTGGCTTGTGCGGGGTTACGAGCTTGTCTCATTGTGTTGGAAGCGCCCATGACATTACCTGTTGCTAATTGACCAACAGCAGGAGCAACAGCACCAATAACACCTTGAACAGGAGCAAGTCTTTGACTCATATAGTCGCTAATGTTTTCGGGTGGAGCAACACCTTTTTGAGGTGCTTGCATCCCTTCAACTTCACCAGTGGTTCTATTGAATCCAGCATATTGCGCCCAATCACTGTATTGAGTAGGACTAGCAAAATCAAAGTTTTTCATTTATTTAACCTTAAATCTTAAAACCCATACCCTTGCCAGAGGTTGTAGAACCTTGAGTGCCCGAGAAGTTAGGTGTTGTAGAGGCTTGAGGCGTACCATAAACGATACTTGCATATTTGGAATACAAATCCATTGGTGCAGTAGCATAACCAACTTGTTGACTTGCCGCCCCCAAACCAAGGTTGGCCAGTTGTTGGCCTTGTGACATAACCGCTTGAGCAGCAGCAGAACGATTAGCTTGAACCCTCGCTTGAGCTTCAGCAGCTGCAGTAGCTTGGCGTTGAGCATTCAAAGAAGCCAAGTTTTTGTCAGCCAATGCCATACGAGATGAACCTAAACCACCTGCCGCACCATACATAGCATTTTGACCTGCTTGTGATTCACGAGCGGATTCACGACCTGCTTGCAAGGCAGCATTAATCTGACCTTGTTCATAGTTAGGGTCAAATAAAGCTTGAAGGGTTTTGTTTCCTGCGCCAATCATGGCATTAGCACCAGTGATTGCATCAGTAGAAACTTGCCCTGCTTGGTTATAAGCATTTAATGCGGCTTTATTTTGATAACCTTGAACATCACGCAAAACAGTACCGGCATCGCCAATAGTCTTTTGGTAAGCTGGCAGAAAGGTTTCTTTAAGAGCGCCAGTTTGTAGCTGAAGTAACTCTTTTTGTTCAGGTGTTAGTACGGCTTGTGACGAGCCTGACGATTTACCAAATCCCATGGTTATGCTCCTTTACCTTTAGCCGAGCCTTGGCTAGGTTGATTACTTGAATTATCCCATGGACTTACCGTATTTGAATAGGCATTAGGCATACCTATTTTGGGTTGTCCACCTTGTCCTGGCATGGTTGTTTTGCCACCCAATAATCCACCCAAACCACCTAATTGGTTAGCCTGAGGGAAATTAGGTTGCTCCATCTGGAGTTGTTGCATTTTCATCATTTGCTCTTCAGGAGGGGTCTGAATAGGATTCATTCCCAACTGATTGGCAGACATACCCGCACCCTTACCCGCAGGAGCAGAAGATTGAGCAGGTTGAACCTGTGCTGAAAAACCACCCATTATTCACCCCTCAAAATATCAATAAAGTGCCACAAATCTTCATTTCGATATGTGCCA